GCCAAATCATCGGCGCTGTTGACCCCATTGTTCGACAGCTCAACGGCCGTGGCTGCCATCTGAATCCTCATTTCCTCAGTGGCCCCGCTCATGTTAGCGGTTGCGGCCACGAGGTCCTCTTCGAAGTCAGCGTAGGACTTGATTGCGGCCGCTAGCGTCGCCGCTACGATGGCGCTGATCGCGGTAAACCCATACTCAAATGTTCCGACGATGGTTTCGACTGCTCCAGAGGTAGCGTTCTGGACATCAGTCAGGCCCTGCATGTACTGCCGCCCATCGGCGGTCAGAGTCAGGACCAGTGTGCCTAGCGAATCAGCGCCGGCGACAGCCATTTACTTCCTTTTCTTAGGGGGAGGTTTCTTGGGGGGTTGTCCGACGATGGCAGCCCAATTGGCCTTTGAGCGCTGAATATGACGCTGGCGCTTTTCCTCATCGTCTATGTTTTCCTCGCTCGGCTGGGGACCAGGAGCGAAGTCGAATATGAAGTCCTTCAATGGTGTAGCTTTGTGAGTCGCGGCAGCATAGATCAGCGCAGCAATGCGAGCCAGGTAAAACTCCTGACGCTGCACCACCTTCAAATCTTCCTGCATGTACTCGCACCATTCGAGGAACTCCGTGCTAGAGGTTTCTTGCTGTAGGCGTTGGAGCGGCATCCCTAGGCGGTCCGCTAACCGAAACCACATGCGGCGCTCGCCTCGGTTGCCGTTTAGACGTTTTTTGTGGCCGCCTCGATCCGAGCCTGTTCATCCTCCGTGAGGGACAGTCCGCTCAGTTCCCGGGCCTTGCGGAAGAGAGCGGCCTGCACGCTGGCGGGCCAACCGGCAATGATGTCCTCGGGCACATGATTGCCAGCTGCGTCTACTAACGCCATGGTGATCAGCTCAGTCTGATAACCATCGAAGTTGCGAACGATCGGGGTTGCCCGACCCTTCGCATCGAGCTCCATCTTGAGACGTTTGGCGCTTTCGGTGTTGTAGGCGTCACGCTCCTTGCCAGTCAGTTCGGTGAGCGTGTAATCCTTGCCATCGATCTTGACGGGGACCGACTTGAGGGTCGTGGTGAATTCAAGGTTCTCGTTTTTCATGGGTGTGGTTGTGTGTGGTTATGGTTGCAGGCAGGAATGAATCAGGAACCGGCGACGTAGGCGGGCATGACCTCAGCCCCGGAGAGGTTAAGATTAGAGGGAATCAGCGCCACATCAGCCGTGGGCAGCTTTCCTTCCTCCAAGGCGCCGAGGGTGAAGCTGTCCAGCCAGCCCCAGAAGGACCAGGTGCTGTTGTCAGGAAACGTCACCGTGATCAGCTGGTTCTGTCCCACCATTGATAGGCAGGTCTGCAGGACTGCTGGATCATATTGGACGGAGATCTTGCCGTTGGTGATTGACTTCAACCGCGCAGCCGCCGCCGTCCGGACATCCTTGTTGCGCATCGTGGTTTGGTCGATCATTTTTCCCACGCTCACTCCGGGTGGGGTGACGTTGATCTCCTTTAACTTGACAGTGGGTTCGTCGGAGAACCCGATTAGGGTACTGAAGCCATCTTGTAGGAACATGATACTAGATCTCCTTATTTTGGGTTTGGTTATTCGCTGCTCGTCTCCGTGCAAACGAAAGTGACGTTGACGGTAAATAGGAAGCGCCGCTTAGTCCCGGGTTCAGGCCCTAAGGCCAGCGGCACCCCCCGTGAAATAGAAGGAACAGAATAAAGGTAGCTGCCTAGCGTCGTGGTCGCTCCTTTGAGCTTGTCAATAAAGGCGATCACTGCTCCGAGCTTGGCCCAACCCACGGTATAATCTCGCGCCCTGGTCTTGACCTGAACGGCATAGCGTTCGATTACCTTGCCATCATCCATGAGGCGAGCTTCCTTAATCCCCATCACCGCATACACTGCGGCCGCCTCATGCGGGATATCATCCCCATCCGGCATGGCCGAGACGTAGCAAGGCCAGACCGTCGTGTTGTCATTAGGAACGTTGACCAGGTCTGGCACAGTCAGGAACAAAGACCGAAGGATAGTGGCGGGAGTATTATTCATACCACAATCTCCTTCTTAATGACATCCCTCAGTTCCTCTGCGTGATCCAAAGCCGGATCCGAAAGGAACTTAGCTTTCTGCCCTTGACCGCGACTATGGCGGAAGGGTCCGGTCTTAGGCTTCTTGGCCAGCTCCTCGGCATAGTTGATATTGAAGAGCTCTCCATGCAGAGCGTCCATATTCTCATGGACAAAAATGGCATACTCGGCGGTGTAGCCAACCTGAACCATGGTTCCCCAACCCGCTCCAAGCACCCGCACAAAGCCGGAGCCCTTCAGAATGCCATAGTCAACTGGAACCTCTAGCTGGCTGTACCGATACAGCAACAGACCGGCTGCTCGCAGTCCCCGGTTCAACCCAGCTTGGTGGGCTACCCGCTTCGCTGCCAACTTGGCTAAGGCAGCGTTGAGACTGGAGCGAATGCCAGCGATGTCGGCAATCATCATAGGAAGATCGTGTAAAGGGTCTGAGTATTGCGCAGGTTAGTGACTCGGGCGTGCTGGCGAACTTCAAAGACGCTTGGATTGTTCTTCGGCACAAGCGGATCAACTAGAGAAGCAAGCGTGCCGAGCATAATCAGGCTCCCGATGACAACGTCTCGATCGATGTAGACAACGGCCGCGCTCACTTGGCGAGTTCCAGTGTGATCAATAAACTCCTTTGCTTCATCCTGCCAACGACAAGGGATCTGCACCGGTGTCATCACGACCGGCTGACCGTAATCATCGCTAGCCCCATTGGCGGCTCTCGCCCAAAGCACCGCCTTGTCCTTCAGGAGTTTAGAAATGAAGCTCATCAGTTACACCCCTCCTCCGGGCTGACCTACGTCGGTGGGGTTGTAGGTAGCTCGACGCGGCGTTCCCAGATGAAAGATGCCGAGGTGAAAGTCGCGCATCCGTCCGGCCTTGTTGTTCTTTGCGGCCAGTCCACCATAGGTATCGATCCGCATGGCTGTCTGCCCCCATTGGGTAGCGTCCAACCCGATGTCCACGACCTTTTGCAGCGTCTGGCGAGCGGCTCCCAGCTGCTCCGTGACCGGCCGGGGATCCCGCACCGCATAGAAGTGAGCGGCCACCCAGGTCTCGATCACGGCCAGACGAGAAGCAGAATAGCCTTGCCCTTGCAAGGTGCAGCATTCCGTCACCATCTCATTGGCAATGTTGATGAAGGGATTCAGTCCATTAAGGCTGGACCCGACTACGGCCGGATCTGTCTCAATCACGCCGGCGACATCTGTGGGACTGCATCTTCCTGGTAGCATGGAGAATTCCTCAGGGCTTCATCCAGGTCCATAAATGGAAACTGAGTGATCGCCGAGTCTCGATTGGTGTTGTAGATTTCCGTGCCCGGGAAGATCTGGCGGTGGGTCCGGGCGATCTGATACCAAGCCTCATTGAATTTGAGGTACACGGTTGGGTTGGGCTTTTCCACTAACCGCTGGTGCCAGTTGCTGTCTCCCTCCTTGGACAGCTTGCCATCATAGCCCAGGAGAAAGACTCGGCGGGCCCCAAGCAGCAAGGCCAGATGAATGGCGCTGGCCCCGGTGCTCCCACCATAACCGTAATAGAGGCTGCCATCCGTCGTCAGCCCCTTCATGGTGCGGGGCAAGCACAGCACCCATGATAGGTTTGGCGGGACATACTCGCATTGCGTGGCCACGCAGCCGCCCTGCTTGAAGTAAGCAAACAGCTCTTCCTCGTACCTGGCGAACCAGGGCTGGTCGCTAAACAGGCAAAGGTGGCAGACATTCGGGCCGTGGATAAAGGCCGAGTTGCACCCGATCGTCCGACGCCCCTCTAGTCTGCGCCAATCAAACTCGCGCAGACTAGGGCCCCCTCCGATCAAATAGACATCGGCGTCGGGCCATTCGCGTTCCGGTGTCCATTTCACGCGAGTTCGGCGACATAGGCGTCGACGTCGCCCTTGACCAGGGGTTTCTTGTTGGCAAACCGGGTCGGGTTGTCCCGATCCGCGACGAAGTACCCGTCAGTCCGCTTGAAGACCAAGAACCCGGCTCGACGGGCTTTCGGGAACTGGGCAGTCACATCAACCCCCGGTTTTGCGTCTCCCGGGGCCTCAGAACCGCCTGTTTCAGCCGATTCCGCCCTCGATACGCTGGTTTGAGGGGTGGATTGGGGTGTTGGTGCCGGGGCGGGGGCAGCAGGGGCGCTAGGTGGGCTAGCGGGCGTATCGACCTTCACGAACTTGTTGGGGAAGGCCGCCATTAGATTGAGCTCGGTGACAACGATGTCTCCATCAGGTTGTCCCTTGCCGTAGACGATCTCTTTCTTCGAGCCGGGCTCAGTGTGGTGGTGGACCCCGGCGATGACGCGATAGGCAGTTTTCATAGCGTGTGGTTTTTGGATGTGTGTGTGGTTGTGACTAGCTCAAAAGAAAGGAGCCCAGACAGCACCTAGCACCGTCTGGGGCATCCTTTTCCTCATGTCCAGGACTGCAAGAGTGTCCCGGTCAGGTGTTCAGCAGGTCTTGCGCGACGGGAGAGCCGTGGACGATACCGGTGTTGCCGTTGATGTCAGCACGCAGCTGGGGCACCAGAATGGCCATCACCTTGTAATTCATCTTCAGCCCGCCCTCTTCCGGCCACTGGACCGTCGTGAAGTCCAGCCCGACGATCTCCCGGATCACGTCCGAGGATTGCTGGACCAGCAGCATCTGGTAACCAGTCAGGAAGTCGAGCGCCCGAACGTCCTGGATACCGTCGATCGCCTTGAGACGCTCCCGGAGGGTCTGCGTCGCAACGTTACCGCCAGTCAGGATGTAGTCGTTGTCGAGGTACTGGTCCCAATTCGTGGCCGCGTACAGGATCCACGGCCCGAAGTGAAGTTGGCTGATCGACGCTTGCTTCATCGCCAGCACTTCATTCAGCGTGGTCTTCGGCACCCAGGCCGACAGGGTTGGAAGGGTGAGCAGCTTGGTAATGCGCTGCGGGAACGTAGTCGCCCCGTAGATCGTACCACCCCCGAAGGCAAAGTCGCCACCAGCCCAGTTGCCCAGGCACATCTGCTCGGCGACTTCAGCAACACGTCGGGCGGCCGCTTCCGCCGCCGCGGTGTCGAGTGGAGTTGCGCTCTCCCGGCTGACCATGATCTGGCGAGCACTGAAGCTGAAGTCAGAGTGGATCAGGGGAAGGGGCAAATTCTCCATGGCGTACTCCTGGCGGTCGTTCTGCCCCTTGCGCAGACCATCCATGCTCACGCTCGCCGAACCGGGGTCAGTGCTCTTCTCAGAACTCAGCACGGTCTTGGCGAGGCCGTTCGGAATAGTGAACTGCAAGCCACCAGCCCGCAGGTCAGCGACGAACCGCAAACGACCACGTGCCGCTTTCAGAACGGCCGTATCCAGCTGGCGCCACTCGTCGTAGCGCATGGTGGCCGCCGCATTGATGACCATCTTCTGCGGTTCAATCTTCCCGGTGCGCGGGTTGTACTTGTTCAGGGTGACGCAGGTCCGACCCTTGCTGTCCCAGTAGGGGCGGAAGATGCCAACGTCACCGTTGGCCGCCATTAGGCGGGATGCAACGGAGCCTTGGGCGACGCCGTTCAGAATGAAATCCAATGCAACTTTGTTCATTGTGATATTCCTTGTTCAGTAAGTTGTGGGTTTCGATCGTTAGGCGTTAGAAGACCCGCACGCTGTGGTGCGTGTCGACGGCCCCAGTGCCCGAAAGGTCAACAGCGCCGCCGATCTCATCGACCTCAGCGATGATCTGCTTGACCTGGCCTGTGCTGGCAGCGGCGCTGGCGAGAATGAGTCGTCCGGCGCCATCACTGATCAGCTGGGAGCCGATTGGATAGTTCGCCCCGGCTTTCAGCAGGGCGTTGACGCGATCGCCAGTCACAAAGCAGCGAGCGCCCACCAGGGCACCCGAAGCGTATGCGGTGTCGATGTTAGCCACGCCGCCGGCCTGAGCCGGATCGTTGCGTGACACGAGCGCTTCCTCAAGGGCGAAGCGTTTGACAGCAAAGCCCCCTTCGGTGGAATGGCGTCGGAAGAGGCCAAGGGAAGTAAGCTCGATCAACATCCCTGGATAGATGTTCGCATCGTAGGCCTTTGCTTCCTCGCGCTCAACAAACGTCGCCAGTTCAACACGACGGGGCTTTTGCGGAGTTGGAATTACAAGAGTCATGGTCGATCTTGGTTTCTGAGTTGTGGGTTTCTGGGTTTGATGTCAGCGCGGGCCCTTAGGAGGCCTTTGCCTCCTCTTCAAAGTTCATCACAGGAGCCTCGAGGACCTCGGCGTCCTCCCCCTCCTGGTTCTGGACCGGCCGGACTTCGCCCTGACCGTTGAAGAGAGGAGCACGCCCACCGGGCGTGTCATTCTCGACAATCCCACCCCCGGCCAGCTTGGCGAGTTTCCGAAGCTGCTTGAGGGGCATGGCCATGAGTTCCTCTTCGGTGTACTCGTTGGCCTCGTTCTGGGTGATGTACTCGACCAGGCGGGAGATCTCAGCTTGGACAGCCTCGACCCCGTTGGTGACCATCTCGCTCACTTCCGGTGGAACGGTCCGGAGGAAAGCGTTGAGGCTGAGGGGTTTCTTCCCCTTGCCCTTGTTGGCGTTGGTGGCGGGGTCGTCGTCTTTCAACGTGGCCTTGCCGCCCTTGCCCTTCTTCTCGGAGTCCTCGGCCGTGCCTCCGCTGTCTCCGGCGCCGCGGTCATCGTCCTGGTTGTCTTCGGCGTCCGAGTCTTCGTCAGCGTCGGCAACCGTTGCGTGGTCGATGGCCTCGCGCGTGTTCTGCGCCAGGGCATCACCTTGCTTGTGGAGCTCCTCGAGCCGCTCCTCAGGAAGTCCGGTGAGGTACTTCCGGTCTTTCTCGGTCCAGCCATGATTTTTGATCAGGCTTTCAATGAGTTGCTTTTTGTCCATGGTATTGGTGCCCTCACGGGCTTCGTTGGTGGCGGGTTCGTAAGAGGTCTTGCGAACCACCGCCTCTGGCTCGCCCTCAAGACTAACTTGGTCATCTCCGTCGACGGAATAAGCCTGCTTGAACAGCTTGCCGCTACCATCGTCGTAGACAAAAGAATCATCAAAAACGTCTGTCACCCAGCAGGTGCAAATGCTGCCGGGACTGGAGCCATCCGACTTCCCATCACGCAGCTTCTTGGAAATCTGCTGGCGGATGTCATCGAAGGAAATCTCATTGAGCGCTTCCTCCTCCTCATTCTTGCCCATGGTCGGATATCGCCGCGCCACCTTAGCCCGCACGATCGCCTTCTCCTTCGGTGAACCATGTTGAGAAACACGAGATTTGGCGGCGGCGGCGTGCCTGCGATCGTGAATTGGATAGCGCCGACCCGGCAGCGCGAAAGCTGAATCAGGCAAACGATTGCGGGACTTCGCCGTCAGAACCTTGTTAGCCGTGACCTTGTCACAATTCGCGGCCATCCCATCGTGCAGCTTGGCCGCGCTGGTGTGATAAGCCGACATGATACTGTCCTGGCCATTGTTCGCACGCCGATGGGCCGATGCAGCATAGCGGTGGGCAATAGCAGCACTTCGATGGGCCCGAGCCACTCCGGCGGACATCGCTTGGTTGCTGCGCTCCGTTGCGGCAGCCGTGGCAGCATCACTCTCTTCTGTCCCGCTCCACTCGCCCTCATCATCATTCGCGCCGGCATCGGTCCCCCCGAGGGCGTCACTGTGGGAAATATTCTCCGTGGCCCCTTCCTCATGCTCATCAGCCAAGCGTCGCTTGCCCCGATTCTTCGCTGGCTTTGGATTGTCCGTTGAGGCGGCCTCGGCTTCATCACCCCAATTCTTGTGATCGTTGGCCTTGGTCGTGTGCCAGTCCGAAAACGCTTTGTGCCCGGCCTTCGCGTAGAGCCGCGCCGCTTTGCTATGCAACTCAGCCGCTCCATCATGAGCCTTCTTCGTCCCGCTGATCACTGCCCACGCGCCCTTGCGATTGGCGTCCCGACTGGCGGCGTGCGCTGCTTCCATCGGCTTCGGAGTCTTGTGCTTGGAGTCGCCTTGCTGATCCAGGTCGGCCTGCTCCTCGTCCTCCTCCGAAGGCTTGCCGGCATTATACGTGAGCACGCGCACGAGGGTGTCCTCATCGATCTCCGCGGCCTGATTGCGCATGAAGCCCGCCCCGTCATCAATGCTGCAGGCCCCGCGTTTGTCGGGCAGGATGGCCAAATGGTCCGGGCGGTAGTTGCGAGCAATGGCATCATACGCCTCCCCATCAAATTCACCTGGGTTAAATTCCTTGTCGACGAAGACGCCAGTGGACAGCTCCATCATCTGCTCGTTCTCGATCGCTTTCATCACCCGCGGCTCGACAGCATCGGCTAGGGCCGGCTCGACCCACGCCTCTGCGACCAACCGGCCTTTGTCATCAAAGCGGGTGTTCATGATCATCCCGACTTGATAATTCTCGGCCACGTCCGGATCACAGGCGCTGCGCCCTTCCCCATTTTCCTCCGGGTGGTTGACCACCACTGGCTTCATGTTCCAGACGCAGGGCGTCTTGCTGAGTTCGTCGCCGGGGTAGAACAGCGCACCATTCGAGCCCTTGTGAACGCCCTCCGTGATCATCACCATGGGCACCGCGAGGTAGTCGCGCCCTTGCAGGCGCTCATTGCGGACCAGCTTCTTGGAAGGGGTGAGATTGAAAACGATCTCAGTCCGCAGGTTGCGAACAAGCCCTTCAGTGGCACCTACGTTCAGGACAAGTTTTGAACGACCTTGCCCTTGCCGTTTCCGGGACTTTGACATAGAGAGTGAAAAACCAATCGAGGGATGAACAATGAGCCCCTTCGTTGGGTCACTCTGCTGAGTCAGCTCTGCCCGTTAGAATGAATTAGCCGGGATGTCAACTATCTAAATAGGAGGAACTGACTTAACCCGAAGGCTTTTTCTCCCGCAGCCGATCCTTAATGACAACGCTTTCTTCCTTGGTGAGTCGAAAGATCCTCCCATTCTCAATATAGAGCGCGACCTTGCCAAACCACTTTGGGTCACGCAACAGAAGCAATTCTTGAACGACAAGTTCGAGGTCAGGTGGGAGAGGGTTTGTCATGTGAATTTCGGCTGATGTCATCAACCGGTAGGAGGAAAGGACGAGGAACAAGGATGTAACGGCGGCAAAGGAGATGAACAAGCACTTGGTGAAGCGGAGTGACCATATTCCCTTCCTTCCACTCATGCGCCAAGTTGTCAGCTTGTTCGAGCAGGTGAGCTTCGTCGGGCAGTCGGTCGAGTACGCCGAGGAGGCCCTGCAAGCTGCATTCCAACTCGACGGCTTGGTGCAGAGCTTGCTGCGTCAGGGCGCTCAGCGCGTCCATCCCAGTCTTGCCAGACGCGGGGGCCAAAGGATCAGGGTCAACCGGCAGGGCCAGGGTCGGGGCGGCAGCCTGCAGAGCCTTCTTCACGTCCTCCCAATCCGCTCCGGGAAAACGGCGCAGCAAATCTTCTGCTTTGTATTTTCGCAAGACCATCGCCACAGCGACACGAGCTTCGGATTCTGTCAGGTTACGGCTCATGGAAAACTCTCCAGTTCATATTTATCAGCAAACTCAGCAATGCTCTCCCGCTGACGAAGCGTGAACTCCTCGCGCTGCAGGTTGCTGGTGACAAACTCCCGTTCAAAATCATTGAGCTCCTTAAAGTCATCCATCTCCTGCATGACCGCCCGACATTGCTCGTGATTGGGGAGAATCATTGGTCAGAGAAGAGTTGGTAGTTCATATGGTTTATAGGCCTCCACGCGCAGAGTTTCCTGATCATCTCGTTCCCGCCCGATCACCTTCCAATGACCATCACATTCCGCCCGACCTTCCTGATGGATTCGTTCAAACCCGGCGGTGACCAGCATTTGAGAGAGGATCTCATAGTGGTACACCATCAAATGTCCATACTTGGTGATGATGTCCTCGCGCCAAGCTCGAGGTAACCGTTCCAGTTCCGGCACGCAGATCCGCAGGACTCCTCCCGGTGCCAGCACTCGGTGACACTCCTTAAGCAGTCGGTATCCATCCGGGGCGGTCAAGTGCTCGAGGAGATGCTCGAAGAAGACTCGCTCGGCGCAGGCATCAGAAAAGGGCAAAGGATGAGTAACATCCAGCACCTTAATCTCAGGATGGTTGACCCGTAAGTGGGGATCAAGATCAAAGTTCTCCCAGGGAGGAGGCAAGACGTTGATTGAGCAACCGAAGTGGAATTGACGTTTCATAGGTAAGGCTTTGCGATAGGTTGATCCCCAGCTCTTCTCCCATCGATGGACCACGATCGACTGAGGGTGGGGGAGACATTGCGCGGGAGGAGTATCCCATGAATAAGGATAGCAGAGGTGAGAGGCAATGACCGTCAGCCTTTCCCTTGGGGCTTTGGTCATCAGGAAGACGGCCTGTGGAGGGACTAGGGGAATGGGTAGATGTTCAAACTGCCACTTCACCCAAGGATGCCCAGCCTCTGCTCCAAAGAAGGCATTGCAGAGCAGCCCGTCTGCCTGCGGCGCAGCAAAGGCCGAGTACTGGACCAACCCATCCAAACTGTGCAGGCACTCAACATCCACGTCGAGATAGATGCCACCAAAGGTCTGAATGGCCCAAAGTCGCACAAAGTCGGCCGACGCAGCTATCCCTTGGCATCGACTCCGGACCAGTGCCCAGTTCAACCCGAGGTTCTCCATGGTGGTCTCAGTCCAGAGAAGGTAACGCCAGTCGGGATTCTTTTCCCGGACCGACTCCATCATCTTCTGGAGCCCTTGGTTTGGGGGGTTAGGTCCCAACCATACCTGATGGAGGATCTTCGGGATCATTTCTTCCTTAAGCAGTAGGAGGGCCAGTCAAGCTCAGAGGTCAGGTATTGGATCTCCCAACCTTCCTCAGCACAGAATTGATTGACCGCTTTGACCACCCCAAACTCTAGGGTCCTGGCCCATTGGGTGGTTTCGATGTAATCATGCCCCATAATGAAACCCCCCGGTTTCAGTCGCTTCGACCACAACCTCAGGTCTTGGATGACCTCGGGGTAGATGTGGAACGCATCGAGGTAAAACCAATCGAGCATGAACATGGTCTGGACAGCGATATCAGCCGAGAAGCCCCGATGGATGATTACTCGACCACGGGCAATGTCTTGAGCCAACTTGCGCTGGGTCTCCCGAAGGTTCTCCTCGTGGTTGCTGTTGTTCATGCACGCATCCCGCTCATATTCCTTGTATTTGATCCAAGGATCGATCAGATGCAGCGCGGCCAAGGGACACTGCGCCATGATCACAGCGAAGTCTCCTCGGAAGACTCCGATCTCGGCCCCAATGGAGCCGGGGAGAATGACCTTACGAACGAGGTCTTGTCTGGTTGGTAATTTTTCCATAAAGATCGCGCATTCCTTCCCGCACCGCTGCGCTCGAGCCTCGATGGGCACACCAGCCCAAGGAGGCTAACCGCTGGCAGTCGAGCCGAACGATGGGTACATCACCCTGCCATCCTCGAGTTCCTCCCGAGTACTCAAACCTCACTTCTTCTGGGTTGAGTCCCACCTCCTCACAAGCGATGCGAGCAATTTGATAGACGGTAATGGCATCACAGGACGCAATGTTCCACACCCGATAGGAAGGGAATTGAATCTTCTCAATTCGGAACAGCGCATCAATGACATCGTCCACGTAAATGTAGCTCTTTGATTGCTGCCCGTCGCCGAGGATCCGGAGGAAGGATGGATGACGGAGTAGCTGATTGATAAAGTCACAGCTGACCCCGTGGGTTTGGTTGGGTCCAACAATGTTAGCCGGACGCAGCACCCTTGCCCGAAGGCCGAACATGTGGCAATGGGCTGCAATCATTGCCTCGCAAGCGAGCTTGCTGGCTGCATACGTGGAGATCGGAATGCACGGACCATGATCCTCCGAGAAAGGGAGGAGACCAGTCGGGGCCTCCCCATAGACCCCGCTGCCCGAGAGGTAGAGCAGGTTTCCGATCTCGCAGATGCGCATCAACTCGAGGACGTGCTGGCAAAGCACGGTTCCTTGGCGAAAGTCGATCCCAGGATCTGTCACCGCTTTTGAAATATCGGGATTGGCCACGAGATGAACAACGGTATCAAACATGCCCTCCTCTGGGACTGGGACCTGATGAAACCAGTGTGGGTCAGCCAAATCCCCTTCGATGACGTTGAGAAGCGGATGATTAATAAATGGCTGAAGATGTTCCCACCTCCCAGAGCTAAAGTTGTCGAAGACGGTGACCCGCTCCATCTCCTCAAGGGCAAGCAAGTGTCGGACCACATTGCTGCCAACCATGCCAGCTCCACCAGTAACGAGTATCCTCTTCATGCTATAACCCCCCGTTTCTTTGCCTCTTCGAATTCAGCTCGCTTCCATTGCTGCGCATACCAGACTTCATCATTCCAGGGAATGGGACGATCCCGATCGACTCCGAATGATAATTCCTTCACCTTGTCCGGAGCCCGCTTGCGCATGAGGGCAAACTTCCGCTCACCCGTCAACCGGTCCTTGGTCTCCATCCTCCAATCATTGATGTCAGGACCCATTGCTAGGTAATCGCGCACAAACCTCCAGATGGCTGCGTGGCGCACTAGAAAGAGAGATTGAGTAGCCGGAACGAACTTGTCCGTGACCAACGGCCGACCAATTACCCAATCCCCTTCGCCTAGGTCGTGGTACATCCGCTCGATGAAGGGACCAAACGCCAGACAGTCCTGCTCAACGTAAATGAAGTCCAACACGGCGTTATAGGCGATCATGGCCGTAGCAATCATCGGGGGCGTCCATCCGACCAGATCAAAGTTCTTGCGCCCCTCCTGCTTGTCCTTGATGTGCCCTAGGTCACCCGGGCAGACAATCGTATCCACCGGCCGTCGATAAAAAGGAGCTGCTCCCCCGGCGGTCAATACCACCACCTTCTCTGGCAGTGGATTGGCATAGCGTACAAGGTTTTCCATCCACACATCAGCAAACTCATTTGCTGGGATGGGGGTCTTGGCATTCTTAACGTAGCCCGAGCCTATAAGGTAGTGGCGAGCGGGAGTGGTCACGGTGACAGCGGGGTTGGAAGGTTGAGGTTGGGAAGAAAGGATAATCGGAGAAGCAGGAGGAGTAGGTAATGCCTCAGGTGGCTTGCGAATGCTCGCTTCCGAAGTGACCAACAGACCCTTCACGGCCTGCTGAACTGAGGCGACTGAAATGGTATCCATCGGATTGCGGGGAGGATTTCCCAGATCAATCTGGTTCATACTGTTGAGGCGGTGGCGGATCCCAGTGAAGGGGTGATTAGGATCACTCTTTATCGCCACCGTGTCGGGCGCATCACAAAGGATCAACTCGGGACTGGTCACTCCAAATAGCACCACCCGAGGAGTGAAGACAGCCCCGGCGACATGGGAGGGGAAGCTATCAATCCCCACAAAGAGACGAGCAGCTGAAATGACCGCGGCCAGCTGCAGGAAGTTGGTTCGATTGCGCAGGTCAAGCACTCCAGTCAGCTTGTAAGGCGGAGGGCTGCCTGGCTCATAAGCCCCTACCACGACCACCGGCAGCAAGGCCTCCAGCACCAACCACTCAATCAGATCACGCCAACGAGCTTCGGCCCAGGCTCGCCCTGGCCATAGTCCTGGACCTGGGGCCACAACCACATACTTCCTACTTAGGTGGGGTGGGATTTGCTCTCGAACCCAATGGTGGTCCACTTCGGCCGGATAGATCTCGATGGTGTGAGGACAAGTCCCAGGGGCAAACCCTGCGCTCTTGGCAAAGCCATCAATTAGATGGCGGTCGGGAGTCTTTTCATACTGCACCAGGTCGAGATTGATCACGGTCTCAGGTGGACAACCATAACCGATCTCGCCTGGGCTAGCCCGCTTCACCCGGGGATTGTTCAGGAAAATCTCAGGGAACCGAGTCCGAAAAAAGATCTCAGCGTCAGGATACTTGAGGTTGAGGGCCCGGACTACGGCGCTGCACAGCAGGACAT